CGGCCTTGATCAGCCCGATGACCCCGCGTGCTTGCCCGTCAAGCAGCCGCAGCCGGCCTTTTTCGAACCAGCCGGCGGCAAATCCCGTCACGCCCGAAAACACGAAAACGCGCCGCTCCGTATGCGTCTGAACAGCAAGCTCTGCCGAAAATCCGGGGCGGGCCAGATCAAAGCGGCACTGCGCATCTCCCAGAATGGCCGCGCAATCGCGCTGATAGACTCTGCCCTGCGGCTGGTTCAGGACTTCGGTCAGGCCGCGCAATTCGGCGCGGAACGCCCCGGCAGACCGGACGATCTCGCCGAAGTTTCCCCGAAACTGTAACAGCCTCTGCCCGACATCGGTCCAGTTGACCAGCCAGCAGCGCACCTCGGCCGCATCGTAACGCCCGGCCAGCAGATCGGCCTCGGTGACGGCATCGCTGCTCAGCGCGCCCACCGCTTCGCTGTTGTCCACGGCAAAGCCGGTGGTTTGCATCAGTGTGCGCGCCGTCATGCCCGTTCCGGCCCGGTAGGTCAGGCCGTCGAACCTCAGATCGCGGTCGTGATCGGTAAAGCCCAGCTCCACGCCGTCCCTGCGCCGCACCGCCCAGGCCCGGCACAGGGTCGAGACACCGCCCGCAAGATGGGCCAGCAGATCCTCGCGCCCGGCCATCAGACCCGCAGCTCCACCACCGGAACCGAAGGAACCTCACCCCCCTGAAAGGCTTCGATCGAGGTCTGGATGCGGTCCGTGTCAAACCGCACCGGGACATCAAACTCGAACCCGGCCGAAATGACAGCCCCCGGCGCGGGGGCAAGCGCAAAGGTCACGGTCCCGGTCGCCGGCTGCAACGTCCAGTCCAGACCGGCAGCCTTTTCCACGCCGCCGACCGCCACGCGCACCGTCGTCGCCACCGGCTTCGTGATGGGGCGCTGATAGGTCCCCACCCCGGAAACATAGGTCTTGCTCAACCTGAAGTCCTTTCTGGTCCCGTCCCCCTGACCGATGATCTGGTCCAACGGTGTCACCGGCTGCGATGGGGCAACCGACTTGAAATCCACCCAGTCTTTCCAGCGAAAGCCGTGCAACTGGCCGCGCCGTGCCTCGAAAAAGGCAATGACTTCGCCCAGATCGTCCAGGCTGCGCATCCCCAGACCCGCATCATAGCGGCGGCGCGAATGCTCCCAGGGCGTGCTGCGCTCCTCGAACCCGTTGGTCAGCGCCACGATTTCCGTGCGCCGCTCCGGCCCGCCGGACGACCCGAAACTCAGGTTCACCGGGAACCGCACCTCGTGAAATCCCATTGCGCCCTCACCTGTTCCGCTGGCCGCGCGCCAGCATCCGGTTCACCTGCGCGGCGATCTGCCCCTGACTGCGCTGAAAACCCTGCACATCCGGCGTCGACACGTTCATGACCACCGACACGCCCCTGCCCCCGCCGCCCGCGCTTTGCACGCCAAGGCGGCCATCGGCACCCCGCGACAGCGGCAGAATGGCTTCCGGGCCTGCCTCGCCCATCAGGCCCTGACCTCCGCGCATCGCAAACCCGGTCGGCCCCGTGACCACGCCGCCACGCGCAAAGGGGGTGATGCGGCCCTGCGCGATCACCCCGCCATTGGCAAAGGGCGTCACCGCCGACATCAACCCGCCAACCCCCCTGGCCAGAAGCCCGCTCAGCGCATCGGTCACGGGCCGGGTCGCCGCGCGATAGGCGGTGTCGGACAGGGTCTGCCCGATCCCCTTCAGCGCATCCGAAAGCCTGGCCCCGTCAAAGACCAGCCCGTCAAAGGCCCGCCGCAACCCGCTGCCGATCCCGCTCGTCAATCCGGTCACTTCGCGTCCCGCCTGGGCAATCCCGCCCTGCATCTTGCCCAACTCGCTGTTCAGGCCCCCGACACCGCCCGCCGATGCAAGGCAGGCCGACTCAAGCGCCGTGAGTCTTTCTGACAAACTGTCGATCTCGATCATCAGCATCCCCCTTCATCCTGTCCGGAAAGGCCCGCACCAGCGCATCCAGCCGGGCCCGTGTGAACGCGGCCTGCCCCGTCGGCTCTTGGCCGGTCAGCATCTGCAACTCTGCCGGGGTCAGCCGCCAGAACACCTCCGGTGCCAGTCCAAGCTGCCCGATCCCCACCCGCATCAGGCCGGGCCAGTCAATGCGGCTCATGTCGGGGCCGCTGCCGGCTCCGCAAGCGCGAAGGCCCGCGCCAGCAATTCGGCCGCCAGCCGCGCCGCCCCGCCAAGGCCACCGGCGATCTCTGCCGTGCGCAGGTCCTCGGCCGTGCCGCACCAGCCGCCGCCGCGCAGGCCGGCCACGATCAGCGCCAGCACATCGCGCGTCGTGTACCTGCCCTGTTCGAAGCGCTCCACAAGGTCCACCAGGCTTCCCGCCTCCATCGCGGCTTCCAGTTCGGCCAGCGCGCCAAGGGTCAGACGCGCCACATGCGCCTGGCCATTCAGCATGACGGTCACTTCTCCGGCCCAGGGATTCGCCATCACAGCGCCACGAAGGTCAGAAGCCCCGCCGAGGCCAGCGTCATCTCATAGGTGGCTTCACCGTCAAAGGTCCCGGCATACTCCAGCGCCGTGATCTGGAATGGCCCCTCGATCGTCCCGAAGTCGGGCACGATCACCTGAAAGGCGGGCATCCCGCCCGCAAAAAACATCTGCCGGGCGCGGGCATCCGTCTGCTCGTCCCGGAACACACCCGATCCGCTGATCGATGCCGATTTTACGCCGGCCCCTGCCAGCAACTCGCGCCATCCGCCCGGACTGCTCAGGCTGGTGACGTCCACCGTTTCCGCATTCAGGCTGATTCGCGTGGCCCGCAATCCCGCCACCGTCTCGAACTGCCCCGACCCCGACTGGTCAAGCTTGATCAAAAGGTCCTTGCCGTTCTGTACAGGCATCCCGCCGCTCCCCTCAGATGTTTCGCCTTCAGCCCCGCGCGCCCTCAGTCCTCGACACGGGCGCGAAAGGTCATGTCGATCCGCCGCACACGGCCATCATCGCGCCTGCGTGCCGTGGCACGCTGAAACCACAGGCCCACCAGGCGCCCCCGGCCCAGCGTCAGGGCCGCATTGTTCAGCGCGTCCGAAATCGCCACCGCCATGTCCTTGGCGGCGGTGAACCCCGCCGCCTCGCTGATCACGCTGACCGCAAAGCGGTGCTCTGCCCCGGACCCGCTGGCATCGGACAGATCGCGCACCTCTTCGCTACCGATCAGCACGAATGTCCCCGCGCCCTGCCCTTTGGGAACCGCATCCACCACCGGGATGCCCGCCAGCACAGGCAGGGCGGTCAGGTGCTGATACACGGCGGCCTGCAGCGCCGCAGCCTGTCCATAGCTCATGTCGTCCCCTCTTCCCGGGCAAAGCACAGCAGATAGCGCCCCGCCGCGTCACGCTCGGTAACGGCCAGGATGCGGAACAGCCGTGTTCCGTCGCGAAAGCGCTGCTCCGGTCGCGGGCGCTGTCCGGCCCCCACCGGCGCACCGCGCACCGTGATCCGATAGCTCACCAACGCCCGGGTAAACTCCTCTACCGGCGCATCGCGCCCCGTCCCCGCCGTCACCTCGGCCCACAGGGTCCCCAGCGCCTGCCACCGTTCGGCATAGCCACCCGACCCGTCCGGTTCGGTGCGCAGCGCCTCCAGAACCAGCGGGCGCGACAGGAAAATCCGGGTCATGCCGTGCCCCCGCCCAGCAGCCGCACCGTCCGCCAGCGCTCGATCAGCGACAGGATCGCAAAGGGCAGCCCCTGTTCGCGCAGCCCCATCTCGTCGCGCCGCTCGTACAGATCGGCAGCCAGCATCAGCACCGCCTGCCGCAGATCCGGCGGGACATCGGTCCACAGGGTGCCGAACCCCGCCGTGAACACCACCTCAACCTGCCCCCCGCCCGGAACAGACGGCAGCAACTGCCCTGTCGGCGCCAGGCGCGGGCGGTGCAGATCGGCGATCAACCGGTACATTCCGGCATCCAGCACGGTTGATCCGCCCGCACCATCCGTCAGCGTCACCGACACAAGGCTTCGCACCGGGGCCATCGGCAATGCCTGCGCCGCCGGGTCGCGCCAGTCGTCCAGCACCCATCGGAACACCCGCTGGAGCAGGGCCTTGCCGGTCCGGCCCTCGATCACCGCAAGAGCCGCCCGCAGATAGGCTTCGATCAACCCGTCCTGCAATCCCTCTTCGGCAAAGCCGGTGCCCAGGCGCAAATGGTCCCGCATCGCCTGAATCGGCAAGGACGCCGCCGCAATGGGCGTGTCTTCGTTCAACATCTGGGGTGTCTCCGCTTCCCGAAAGGCAAGAAAACTCCGGCGGGCGCAGGCGGCCTTCGCCCGGCGAAAGTCTGCGCCCCGCATGTCAGCCGCCGCCCCGGGTCCGGGGCGGCGCACCGACCTGCCGTCAGGTCAGGGCGAACCTCAGCAGCTTGATCGCCGCAAAGTCGCTGACGTCGCCCCCGACGCGCTTGGCGGCATAGAACAGCACATGCGGCTTGGCCGAAAACGGATCGCGCAGGATGCGAAGTTCCGTCTGTTCCGCAATCGTGTATCCGGCGGCAAAGTCGCCAAAGGCAATTGCATGGGCATTCGCGGCAATGTCGGGCATGTCCTCGCAGATCAGCACCGGATACCCCATCAGACGCGGCGGTTCCGCCACGGCAAGCCCGTCAGCCCACATGAAGCGGCCATCAGCGTCCTTCATCTTGCGCACGGCCCCCGCAGTCCTGGAATTCATCACGAAGGTCGCATTGGCGCGGTACGGGGCGGCCAGCGCATAAACCAGGTCCACGATGCAATCGACGGCATTTGTCGTCCGGAAGTCCGCAGCGGCACCGCTGGCCACATAACCCAAGTTGCCCCAGGTCCATGTGGCATTCGGAACCTTGGCCGGCAACAGGAACCCCTTGGGCTTGTCCACCCCGTCGCCATTCACGAAGGCCGCCGACTCCGACCGGATGAAACGCGAGGCGATCTTTTCCGCCAGCCAGCCCTCCACGTCAAAGGCGCTGTCGTCCAGCAGCCGCTGGCTTGCCTTCGGCATCGCCGCAAGCTGATGCAGGCGGATCGAGATGCGTTCGATCAGCGGCGTCGCCGTCTCGCTGACCGATCCAGTTTCGGTAACCCAGCCCGTTCCCACGTCCGACCGGTCAATCAAGACGTCGAAGTTAGAGGATTCAACCGTAACCACGCTGGCAATCGACCGGATCGTCCCGGTTGCAACCAGCATGGATTTCACCGTGTCCGCCATCTGCGGGTTCACCAGAAAACCGCCATCGCCGGCCACAGCCGTGCTCAGCGCCTTGCCCTCCAGCATCAGGCCGCGCAGCGCCTCGTCGTCGCCATGGCGCAGATAGGCGCTGAAGGCTTTCCTGTGCGGCTCTTCGCTTTCCACCGCAGTTGAAAGCACCGGGCGTCCGTAGGTCATCGTCTTGGCTTGAAGCATGGTCAGTCGCTCTTCCTGTTGATGTAACGCAGATGTCACTTCGGCCTGAAAGCCGTTGAATTCCTGCAGAAAACCTGCCA